ACTAGCGCCAGTTTTTAATACCGTCGGTAGAAGTGAAAGTAATGGTCCCATTAATTATGAAATAATTGCGATTATGATTATTACAACTGCAACGCCAGCGATAATTTTTTTCTTAACACTTAGTGCAGTCCATTTGCTTATAACTTTTGCTTTTAAAGATTCAATCATTTAGATCTCCTTTTTTTCTTTTTTACGCCCGCTTCGCTAAGTGCGATAGCAATAGCTTGTTTCTTGTTTACCACTTTTTTCTTGGATTTACCAGATTTAAGTTTACCGGATTTATATTCACGCATTACCTTACTAATTTTAGCGTCTTTTTTATCGCCCACCTTGGTATCCGCCACCGTAATTGCCGCCTGCTCCACCAGGTTTGCCTGTGTCAGTCCCTCCTGTGCTATTACCTTTGCCTTTATTTCTATCAGATAATTCTTTTGATTTACTTTTAAAGCCTCCGCCTATGGTTACGTTACCTTTATTTTTTTGTTGCATAAATTTCTGATAATTTTCGTTTTGTATATTAGGGTTGTAACCAGTCTGAACATTAGTAGTAATACCAGTATTAGGGTTAGTATTAGTAACTACGCCTTTGTAGTTGCCTGTCTGCGCATCATAACCAAAACCAAGAGCACCGGATGCTACCGCTGCATTAATTCGGTCTTGCTCTTCTTGTGCTTCTCGTGCTTCGCGTTCTGCTTGCTGTTGAATTGCAGCGTTGTATTGATTAGTTAAATCCATAGCGGTATTTTCGTAATCGGCCAAACTTAAATCTGAAAAATCAACACCACTTGTATCAACGTTTAAATCTTGTAATGTTTGTAAAGTATCTCGTTTTTGTTCTCTAACATCATCAGCAAAGTCTAATCCTATGTCTGAGTAAGAAGGTGTGCTTTGATACCTATCTAAAAAACTTGCAAATGCTGGATCATTAATAGCAAGGCTTAGTTTTTCTTCTTCGTCCTCTTTTGCTTTTAAATTAGACATAAAATCTGAATAAGTTGTTTTAACGCTTTCTGGTAAAAAATCGTCAACGCTTAGATCTTTAACGCTTTCTGGTAAAAATTTATCAAGAACACCGGTTACTAATTTACCAGTGGTAGGTACCATATTATAAAGATCATAACCAGTTTCAAATATACCTGGTGCAATATCGCCATACTTAACGGTCTTTAAATTACTAGGTACATAGTCCGCATATAAACTTTTTTCTGGATCATAAAAATCTAAATTACCAAATTGTTCTTGATAAGCCTCTGGAGAACCGTAGACGCCATAACTTACTGGTCGCCTGCTATTTGCTGGGCTGTTTGGATTATCACCACCGCCACTACCAGGAGGCGGATTACCACCACCAAAAATAGGACTAGCGTTAGGATTAGAACCTGCTCTAGGTTCACCTGGACCAGATTGAAGTCTATCATCAATACCATCACCATCAGTATCATAAAACTCTGTGGTAGCAGCACCACCTGTTAAATAACCATCATCACCAATAAGTTGACCATAACGATTTTCAAAAGCATCGAGACCTTTATAGTCTGTGTTGGCTTTTTTAAATTTGTTAAGAACACCGTCTGAGTTTTGTGCGCCAAGTATACCTGTTAAAAAATCTGGACCTGTACTAAACAATGCCATTAGTTAACCTCTTTGATTGTTGCTTTCATTTCTTTTATACCATCTTTAGCTAAAGAAACGGATGCTCTAAGTTTAGCATGTTCATCATCTTGCTGCAATTTATCTTCAGAAATCTCTTTTGCTTGCATTAATTTCAAGTTTTCCATTGCTAATTTGTCTTCAGCCTCTTCTTTTTTACGTGCTTCTTCACGTGCTTTTAACTGTAATTCATCAGCTTTTAACTGCAATAATGGGTCATTTCCGATGGTATTTAGCACTTTTTTCTCTTCATTTAGGTACTCTTCCATGGTTTCTGCTACTAATTGGGCTTTTCTAGACTCCATTTGATCATTTAACATCTGTTGTTGCTGTTGCATCTGCATAACTTGCGGATTTTGCTGCATTGCTTGCGGATTTAGCTGTTGTTGCTGTAAAATAGGTGCCATTTGTTGTGAAAGTTGCTGTAATTGTGCAATTTCGTCTTTAAATTCTAGCTGTACTTGTTCGGTAGCCATTAAACTGATGTGTTCCATGATGTTTTTTTGTACTGAAGCCAATATTTGTGGATTAGTACGCACCATCATAGTCCCCATAAAGCTTAAATGCGCTTTCATGTGCGCAGTATGGTCTTGTCCTGGAAAAGCTTGGAATGGTTTATTAGATAAAGCGGCAATATGCTCGGCACTTGGGTCCATTGGTTGTGGTTGTTTAGGTGGTGGTAGTAAACTATCTATATCTTTAATACCTAAAGCCTCATACATGTCGTGATAGGCTGTATAGAGGTTATGCATTTGTGGATTTGACATTGCCATTTGTAATTGTGTTTGCGCCACACTAATACGTTGCGTTTGTGAAAAGATATTTGGATCAGCAACTGGAATAATATCTACTTCCGGACTAAAATCAGTTTGTTTTATTTGTCTTTCGCCACCAACTACATCATATGGATAGATAGGTGGTAGATAAGTTCCAAAAGTATCAGCTAATAACATAAACTCACGTTTCATACTTGCGTATAAACGTTTGTGTATTGCCGACATAACCCGCGAGCCACGTTCCAACAATGCAACGGTCGTGCCGACTGCTGCCGACTGATTGCCATCACCGACCTGCATATCCGCGATACTCGCAAAACGCTGCCCGGCCTGTACTACTTGTCCCATCAATGCTAGTAGTGTTTGTGATGGCTCTTTGAATGGTAGTATTTTAAACGCATCATCAAGTCTGCCACCAGGAGCATCTACATCTCTAAACTCGCCTGGTTGTAACGGTTGTGCTTCGTCACGTACACGTATGCCACGTTGTTTAAATCCTGCAGGTAAGTTAGCTAAGGTGCCTGCGTCAAGAAGCTGTCTCAATGCTGCAGTTGCCGTTCTTGACAATCCGCCAATCATGTGGATTAAACCAAAACCATAAAAACCTAGTCCTGGTAAAAATTTAAAGTGTACAAAATAATCAGTACGTTTTTTTAATGGATCTTCTGCTTTAAAGTTTCTACGAATAGCTAAAACTTCACCAGAACCCTCTTCAATAGTTACAATGTAAGGTAGCTTAATGCCTGTTGGTTCGCCGTCTTCGTCAGTTTCTTCAAAACCCTCTAAATCTAAATTAACATGACATTCTAGTAATGTATAAATTTCATCTTTGTTAGTAGTAGAAGTGCCTTCTAAATCATTTTTCTTTTCCTGTACTTCACTTTCTTTATAGCTAGGTGTACCTAAATCTACATCGCTGTAAAAACCACTAACTTGATTTTTACGTAAATCGTTTTCTGACATTTTTAAAACATGAATAATAGTTTCTGCTTCTTCTAGTGATGACGCTGTATAAGGCACAATTAAATCTTCTGCCGGTACAAACTTTGATACACAACGTGCAATAGTTTCATCGTAGTAAACTTTTTTAAAAGTAGAACCAGCCAATGGTAGATTAAATAACATCTGATCAAACTCAGGTTCGTACTCAGTCATTTCACACATCAGTTGATAGTTCATAAATTCTTTAACACGGTCTGCTTGTGCTTGTTTAACATCATCAAGTTTACCCATAACTCTAGTTCTAACCGGTCCGCCTGCAGGTAATAATTCTTTGTAAGCTAGTGCTTGAAACTGTGTCACAGCTTCTGCTAATACTGGATGCGTTGCACCTGATGCGCCTTGAAAAGGTTCGGTTCTGTTTTCGTATTTAAAACCAAGTAAGTCTAAACCTTTAGTATATGCTTGTTCCCAATCGTC